CATCTTCGATTACTAGCTTAGTCACTAGGTCTAGCTTGAGCCTAGCTGCTACTTGGTTTATCTCACGCCGAGCGGCTCTGTGGTTTATGCAGGGTACAAAAAACGAACAGCCCTTGAGTAGCTTTCGCCAGTTGACCAAGTAGCTCACGCCTTCAATCATCATCGCTGACGGGGCGGACCAGCTCATCCATCTGCAAGAACTCGTCCTTGGAAGTGTCTAGCTCTACTGCACGCACAGCAGGTGCAACCACTCGCATGCCCTTGGACATACGCTTGTTTGTAAGCCCAATAAGTATGCCCTTCTCATCGACCTTCTTGAGCCATTCTTTGTAGCTGATCTGCCGCTCGGCGCAATGCTTGCGAATCGACGAGACCGTGACAAACATGCGCTTAGTGTCTGGTTCGTACCGTATCAGTAGCTCACCCTTGGGCTCTAGGATGGGTGCTGCATCGAGCTTTGTACGGGAGTCGGCAACCCCATTGACCACGACGATGTTGTGCATGTGGGCGTTTATGAAGTCGCCCAGTATGTGCATGGACTCGGTTGTCGGCGGTGCAATCTCCTGCCGCATCTCATTGAGCTGGTCTTTGAGCCACTGATACACAGCCCGCATGTCGTAGTCGTGCAGCCCCAGCTTCTTGGCAATCAAGCCTCCGGTTATGTTGCAAGCTGCGATGGCTGACCAGAACCGCTCTCTGGAAGTGAACTGCACCTCGGCATCAATCTTGGCCTGCACCTGTCTGAGTGTGCTTATCGCATCCTCAAGGTTGTTCACCAGCCATGATGCATACACCGTCATTGCATGTCCGTAGTTCTCAAAGAGCTGGTGGTCAAACATCTCCTTGCCCTCGGCCACGCCGATTATGTTGCTTGGCTGAATGCGGTACTCAAACAATCGCATCGACTCACCGTCAGGGGAGTCTTTAGCTAGGCCCAGCTTCTCATAGAAGGAAGCGTTTGCTGATGTAAGTGTCATGCCTTGCCAGCTAGTCAGGTTCAATCGCATCTCGTTGGTAGACGCTTTCATCCTGTTCTTGCCCCGCCCTTGGCTGATGCTGTAGGCCAGATCAGAGAACTCCATCGCGGTCGTGTTTGTGATTTCGTCAATCGTGTTGGCCAAGTTGTTGAGTACGCCGAGCCTGTGGATTTTTGAGTTGTACGTATCCTTCCAGATAGACCCAAGCAGCTTGGGGTGCCCCGATATGCTGTTGCACATGTAGAGCGTTGTCGATTTACCTGTACCAGACGTAGGGTAGATCACATTGATGATGGCGCCGCTGATGCCCGTAAACTTCAGCAGTGGTGATCCAAACCCAGTCAGTGCAGCAAATGCATGCGGCTCAAGCCCCGGCTTGGCGTACATGTTGTAAACCTCTTTCCACTTCTCCAACGTGCCGCTCGGCTGCATGTGCTCGACAACATCGGAAGTTGTATGTGACGGGGGGCTATAGAAAACTCCGTCCTTTGTGATCTCCTTGTCGCCAACGATGATCTTAGAGTCTTTGTCTGTCCATCCAAATTGTGTTCGCATAATCTCCGCTTTCTGGGTAAGCTGCAAGTTCTTCACTGAAGTGATCATGTAGTTGCACAGTAGCTTCATCTGTGCTTCCCCCGCAGCTACTCCGTGCTTGGCCAACTCCTCTCGTAGCTTCTCTTTGACCACTAGAAGCGTTAGCGGTATGGTGAATTCCCTCAGCCCATCTCGGGGTAGATGGAGCCGTAGCAAAGCTGTCTCCCCCACCACTGGGTCTTTCATACGCTTTACTACGTACAAGTTGTTCTCGTACACGAGGGCTGGGTCTTCCTCCCCACCCAGAGACAGGTAGATAGCACCGCTCTTGGCTCGGAAGTACGGCTCGCATATCGGAGGGTAGCTGCTTGTCTGTGTTGGTGCGTCTTCAGAGTCTTCGTCTGAGTCGCCTTCATCAAAGTCATCTTCTCGGGCTATCTCTGTGCCGAGCACAATCGGTGTTCTGATAACACCTTGATTGGGGCAACCATCGCAACCACCGGGGTTCTCTCGCTCAAAGGTTGAGCAGAAGTGGGGGCCACCAATGTCTTGTGCTTTGTCCTCCGTCTCACCTTCAGAATAGTTTGGGTGATCTTTGGAGATGGTGTGAATCGCCCATTCACGGTCTTCGCAATGCGTGGCTATGGACAGTGCCGACCGCCACAGGTTGTAGGAGATGTCTGCTTGATTCTCAAAGCAGTGTTGCAACTGCTGGCATCCTTGCCCCTGTGCAGTCTTGATCAAGATGGTGCGGAATCTCTTGACCTTGTTCTTGAACATCGACTCCATCAACGGGCTGAGCCGCCGTGGGATAAATGAGCTGTCTTCTTTAGGTTCTGGTGCGTTCAGTAGTGCTTTCCACTCGGCGTAGCTCTTGACTTCAAAAGCTTCGCTGATCACTTGCACTTGGCGCGGGTCGTCTGGGTTCTTGAAGTTAAACGTGCCGGGGATACGCAGCACACGAGACGCTTCAAAGACTGAGGTGTCAACGATCAACCCTTCGGCCAGCACTGCATCTCTCAGAGCATGAGACAGGCTTTCCCATACGTTGCGTTGCAGAATTTCGGACAGCACCCAATAAAAGTGCAACCCATACCCTGAGTTGACAACAATCGGTCGTGGCAATCCGAGCTTGTCGCAGACCGTTTTGAATGCCTCCATGCCGGTGGCTTGGTCTATGTAGCCCTTGATCTTCCCGTTAACATCCGGTGCGGCTTTCTCCTCGCCGCAATCAATGTCCATCCACAGCGCACGAAAGTAGTTGGCGTTGTCGTGCTTGCGGTTGTTCATCTCCCCATACTTGGCGCACCCGAAGTACGCATCGAAGTTGTTTGCCACCAACCAATTTACATGTTGGTCGAACTCACTACGCTCTTCAAAGAACTTCTGGCTTATGTACTTGCCGTTGCCCCACGCGCAATACCGTCCCTCTGGAGGGAGCACCACCTCTAGCAAGTCAAAGTTGCTTGTCATGTTTAGTCGAAGGTGGAGACAGCGTGAGCGAACCCACGCTGTCTTGGTTACTTATCTGCTAAGGCTGGTTATGTACGAAGAGATGGGCTTGGTCAACTCTTGCCGAGGCATATGTATTCCACCGAACCAGTTGTACACGGTTTGACGAGATACACCAAACTTGTTGGCAACCTTTGACGCAGGCACACCCTTGGCTATACAGACACGGCCAAGCGCGACGCCTAACAACCGCCCGTCAGCGCTCTTGTTCGCTGAGACAGTGTATTGGCTGTAACCATGAGGCATGCTTACTCCTCTTTGCTCCACGCAGAGACAACGTCGGCAAGGTTTTTCTTGCCAGTCGGCTCAACTTCAACTTTCTTACTAGGCCGCTTCGTCGGCTCCGGGGTGTCGTCCACAGCAACAGCAACAACGGCAGGGGGCAGAGCAGCAGGCTGCTTCGTAACGCCATCGGCCTTAGCCGGGGTCATCAGCACCAGCGTCTTGGTCATGTCGTCCTCGGCAACCTTCGTAGTGACTGCATGCTCGGCGCGGTTGATGTGGCGCGTAGCAGTGAACAGCACAGATTGGTTGTCGTTGTGCTCATTGAACGAGATGCGCGTGACCATGAAGTCGATGCTCTTGCCGTTGCTGCTGAGATACTTGGCGTAGTTCTCAAACGTGAACCCGTCATTGACGTTGTCACCGAACAGGGACTTCGATGCAAGGTTCATCTGATACACCTGCCCCTCAAGGCTGGTGCCGAAGTCTTGCTCCAACAGCACCGCAATACGGCGGGTGTAACGGCATGCCTTAGACTGGCCTTGGCCAGAGCCTTTGACGTTCTGCGGGCAATCCTTGCAGCTTGTGGCTTGCGGATTGGCAGACTCGGCATCGGGGGTACGCCCGTTGTTGCTAAAGCAATCAGGTGCAGTAGGTTCTGCATCTGGGCTCCAGCTCTTGGCGTAGAAGATACGCCCAACATCAGGGGATGCGTTGACAATGATTGAGTCAAGATCGCCTTTGATCTTACCCATCTCCTCGCCACTGACCATCAGCTTGAAGGTGCCGTTCTTGGGCACGATCCGTTTGATGCCAGACTTGCCAGCGAGTTGTTTGGTGAGAGCACTGACACCTGCTTTTTGCAGGAAGTCGGGCAGGTCTTGGGTGACAACGAGATTGCTCATTTCTAACTTTCCTTTGAACGTCTAACGACCACGGTGAATTCCCGCTCAACATTGAGCCCAGCGGGGCATACGTCTGGATTCTCTTCAAGAAACTGCTTCATGTGTGTTTGATGCAGCCTCTTCTCAAGCAAGCCGAATGCATGGTGTTCAGCGATGAACCTATGCATTGAATCCCAATCGTTCGTCCAGTACCGTGACTTGACTGAGCGAACAACCGTGCCTGCTTTAGTCTTGATGCTGTCGGCGTTGACAGCTTTGCATATCTCAAGCATCTCTTGTTCGATGAGATGCATGTCGTGTTCTATCTGACCGTCTTGCTTCTTGTACTCCTCAAGCAGCCTACCCCGTGCATCGCGCATCTTGATGTAGGTGTCGGTGAGTGTTTCAAGCGGGATGCCGCTGATGGGTGGGGGTTGGACTTCTTCGTCCATGAGTAGCTCCTTTCCTTTGCCGCTTATTTTACGGCTTGTTTTGACTTTGTCAAGTAGTCTCGCTCAACTCTTGTTTGTAAAGTTTGACGAGTTCTTCGTGGCTGTACACGTTGTTGCGCAGCAGCGTGTAGAGCTTGGCTTCAACTGCACTGCCCATGATATGCACCACGGTCATTGTGTTCTTCTGCCCCGGCCTGTCAATGCGAGCGTTGGCTTGCAGATAGGTCTCCACGCTGGGGACGGGAGCGTACCATACGACAGTGTCGGCTGCGGTCAGGGTTAGCCCGTGTGAAGCAGCCTGCGGTTGGATGATCAGCACTCTAGGGTCTTGCTGTTCTTGGAACCGTTTGACGATGTCTGTTCGTGCGTTGACGGGTACGCTGCCGTTGATGATCTCAGAGCTAATCCCGCACTTGGTCAGGTGGTCGCTGATCTGCTTTATGGTGTGCGTGAACGGCACAAACACGAGCACTTTGTGGCTGGCTTCGTCAATCACTTCTTTGAGTGCTTGTAGCCTGTTACCTGCATCGAAGTCCACAACCTCTTTGGTGTCGGTGTAGACCGACCCACATGCAATCTGAAGCAACTTGTTGAGCTTGACTGCTGCATTGACTGCGCTAACTTCCTCGCCAGCGGCTTCGATGAGCATATCTTCTTTGAGCTTCTTGTAGTACTTGAGCTGCTGCGAGGTCATCGGGGCTTCACGGTACAGGTACGTGATATCTGGCAAGTCGATGCACTGACGCTTCTCAAACCGTATAGCTGGTTGCAAGACACGACTCACCACCACCTGCGCGTTTGGTCTAGGCACCCACTTGAACTTGGTCACGGGGTACATCACCATGTCTTTGAACTGCCCGAAGAATGTCGGCACAGCTTGGG